ATATGCAGCGTCTCAAAAAACACATCGATAGTCGGATCACTGACTGGTTGATCCACGTCCTCCGGGAATGCGTAAACGTCCGCATTCAAAACCAGTGCATCGTGATCTGCCTGCTCGATGTCGTGAGCCAACACCAGCATCGTCGGCACAAAACCATAATCCATCGCCGACCATCGACAATCAATACCGGACGGGTTGAAACGCCACTTAAAATACTCCGGCCCTCGTGCGTTCCCCACCGTCTCCACTGGTACCAGATAAAAACGTCCCACAATTTCCTCCTGCGCTTGAACCGTAACCGGCCACAGAACCGTCAGCAGAACCAACAGCAATAATGCGCGTTTCATCCCTCTCCTCCTATAACACATCATTCAGCGTCAATCCCGTCGATCGATCGTTCAGCGTCAGCGTGATGATATTCCGCACCGTCGATACCGTCACCACAATCGCGGCCACCGTCACCGCCTGCGTGCTGGCCACCGCCACCGCGTCCCCGCTGATCGTTGGATCCACCACGCTTGCCATCAGCGACTGCTCCCCCACCGCCGCCAGCGCACCGGCCATGGCCGTGGGCGATACCGCGCTGACCGTCGCCGTCAGCGTGCTGACCGTCACCGCGCAATCCCCACTGACCATCAGAGATAGCACACTGGCAGTCAACACCACCGGAACCGTCAGCGCAACCGCGTTTGAATTGGTAGTTACCGCCCGATCCACCAGGCTCGTCGTCAGCGTCTGCGTATTGACCGCCGCCAGCGCACCGGCCATGGCCGTGGGCGATACCGTGCTGACCGTCACCGCCAGCGCGCTTAGACTGATACTCTGGTTAGTGCCCAGCGACACCGTAGGCGATACCGTGCTGACCGTCACCGCCAGCGCGTTAACCGCCGCCAGCACCCCGGTCACGGCCGCGGGCGATACCGTGCTGACCGTCACGCTCAGCGTGCTGACCGTAACCCCGCTGTCCCCGCTCACCGTCGGCGCCACCACGCTCACTGTCACGCTCAGTGTAGTAGCCGCCGCTAGCGTCCCCACCGTATACTCAATTATCAGCCGCGCTCCGTACGAGTTGCCGGTATAATCGTACATTCGCGGCTCAAAATCCACCCCACTCGTGCTATTCAATAGCACAGCCAGCGCGTTGTACTGGCTCCACCCTCCCCGGTCGATGATTTCCTGAATGATCGTTGTGATGTCCGGACTCGCCTGCCAGCCCACGCCCACGCTGGCGCTGTCCCAGCTCACTGATCCGGAGGTCGTTGTCCGATTGGATATATTGCTGGCCGTCGCCGCAAACGTCGCCGCGTCGTCCTCATCCTCTCCATAGATCACAAAATGAATTTCGTCATTGGCGCTATCGTGAGCATACATCTCCAGATATGCGGACGTAATTGTATAACTGCCCCCCAACGGCACGGTCGTGAACCGCGCTCCCAACCACGCACCAGCTTGCACTATCGTCGGGCTGGAATCCGACGTTAATACCTGAGTTCCGCTTGTCTGGTTTGCATCGTCAGACGATGCGTTTACCTGCAATATGACACTAGGCATTGTAGTACAACCACGTCTCCGCGCCGACTAGCGCCGCCACAGCACTATCTGCCAGAATTCCCTCCGGATCGTCGCTGTCCGTGCTAATATTCGTATCCCGTTCATCAGCGCCGCGCCCGCTAAAATCAGAATCCTCAGAGATATACAATTTGAGATTCATCAGCAATTCATGCACCCACTCCGCCGAGTTATTCAGCCGCATCATATGTGATGTTCTGTGCTGGTCCTCGCCCCCGATCCGGTACGTGACATCCACGTAAATCATCCCCCCTCCCGACGTCACGTTCTCGATATCGTTCACGTACACACTCGTGCCAGCATCGATGCTGATATCTGATCGACTGTTCTCCTCGAAACCCCAAACAGCTCGCACATATGACAGCGATCTCGATGTGCTGCTCACCTCCCAGCTCCCCGCGTCCGCATAGCAATTATAGTCGCTATCCAGCATTGACGTCGTTTCAGTGCAAATGTCGTCATCACTGTTTCCGCTAAAATAATTCCCCCGCAACTTTTGTTTGGTCGACGTTCCCAAACCTGCACTGTTCAAATACCCGATGCCATAGCTGCCATCGATGAACGCACAATTCAACGTCTGATTGGCATCGCCGTACATAAACATTCCGCCTTCGTCAGCCGTCATTCCGACAGACGTGCACTCCCTAACAACATGCCCCGTATAGTTCAGACTGGGATCGTGCCCGGCCATATAGGCCCCGTTTTGAAACGCCCTGTTCGCGATTGTACCCGATCCCGTAACATATACCCGCTGCACTATATTCCGCGCCCCGCCCAGCATCAGCGCCGCAGGTTCCCAATCGCCACAGTCTGTTATCACGCAATCCTCAATGAGACAATCATAACAGCCCTGCTTCATATCAATCCCGTTTGATCTCGTATTTGAAACAGTGCAATTCGATATCGTTCCATAATTTAGCTCTAATGTGTAACTTGCAGCATTACCGAAATAGATCCCCTCCTCGCTCATGGTATCCACTGTGCAATTCTGGACTAAAATATGATTGCCGTCTCTTATTTGGATACCGCGCTCCGCGTCATGAACATAAACATCGTCAATTTCCAGATACTCCAATTCTTGCACTTGTATGCAATTCACCCCGCTGCCCGTCAATTCCAAAACCCTGATCTTCATATGATCAGCGCTGGGCCAGCTCACCGAACGATGCAACGCCCAACTGTTCACCCCATTGCCATCGATCACCGGGCGCCCCGTCCCATATGCCTGAATTACGAATTCATTCCCAGAAGACCCCGAGCAATCGCGGATAAACAACACGTCGTCCGCATCAGTATGCGTCCATGTATCGCCGCCCTGGAAATTAATTGAATCGCCCGCCCCGAACGTGCCAGCATAAAAGTTATCATCAACCTTATCCAGCGTCTTCCACGCCTGCCCCGAGGCCGTCCCGCTATTGCTATCGCTCCCCCCATCCTGATCCACGTAATACGACGTCATGCATCCCTCACATTCGGATTTGCCCAGCGCTCATAATACTTCGCGTTCCCGTCGTAGACCGCCTCGATCTCCCCTACCTGGTCAAGACCCAAGTCCCGAAACAACCGCCTCACAAACCTCTCCGGCCGCATCACCAGCGCCTCATACGAAACGATCATATACGACACCGCCAGCCGCTCAAACGCATCGAATATTCTCGTGTACACATCCATCGCCGCCTGGCTATTCAAGCCGTAATTAGCCCCCGCCTTGTACTCCGTGTCCACCTGGCTCTGCACCATACAACACCAATCACGCACCAGCACCAACCCAAACACCTCATAGCCGTGCTTCCGCGCCTGTCCCACATCCCGATCGTAAAATCGCGGCCAATTCCCCCGAGGAACCATCCCCGGCACACTCCGACCCCACACGATCAGCGGCTCATCCTCCGCCAATGGCAGCCTCTGATCAAACCTCTGCTCCAGATCTCGATCCCCCGCGCATCCCGCCCCATCGATCAGGATCCTCCGCAAAAGTCGATTCCCGCTGCTCTCCGGACCGTAAATCATAAACGCCCTGCCAGTCACCTGTCCATCCCTGTAAAACTCACCGCTCCCCATGCACAATGTGCGTGCTCGTATCACACCACACCTCAAAACCCGCCTCCCGAGCCATCACGCACAACCCGTGATCCACATCCTCCGCCGTGTGCCGACATCCCGCCCGTGGCACATCCGCCCGCATCAACATCATCCCCCCCGTCGTCTCCATCTCAATCGCCCCCTGCGGATAATGCGCCGCGTACCACGCCGGACCGTACGGCGGAAACGGCCTCCCCTCCCGGATGAAACCCCACACGTCGTAAAATCGCATCCCGTTCGCGTTCTGCACCGGATCCCCCTGGTGATCCCCAATCCAGAACATAGGGCTGATCACGTCCTTCTCCCAGCTCAGCAACCGCCGCAGCGTATCCGGCTTATAGATCACATCGCTGGGAATAAACCACACGTAATCAGCCCAATCATCCTCGATCGCCACCTCCAGCCCGTGATTAAACACCCTGGCCAGCGTCGCAAACCGCTCTGGATGCACGATGCTCCCATAATGTGGCTTCCCCGTGTCGCACTTCGTGATCTTCCGTCGCCGATCGCCATGCGCCCACGCATCCAGCATCGCCAGCGTGTTATCCTCCGAGTCCCCTTCCACGAGGACCCAGCGCAGCCGCTCGGGAGGATAGTCGATCGCCTCAGCTTGCTGTATGTATTGATCGATGTGCCGCTCGTTGTTCCGAAACGGCGTCTCTATGGTGACGTTGTAAAACCGTTCTGTACTCATCCAGATTCCTGACTTCCTCTCCATACACCGTCGCGTACGGCAACGGCGGATACGTCATAGCCCGAATAAACCGCTCCACCTGATCCTCCGGCCAATTCGGATCGATCCGCCCCCCATACGGCGGACCCGCGCTGTGATAGCTCATATTGCTTGTTAGCCCCGCCGTTTGCTCCCAGCCCGTCAACCCCCACTTCACCATCGTTAGCGCCGTAGACCAGTATTCCACCGTCGCATCGTCGACCTTAGAAAATAGACTCGCCTGCGTCTCATCTGGCGCCACCCGGATCGGTACCTGCAAAATCACCTTGCCCGTGTCGATCCCTTCATCTATATAATGAAACGTCACACCCGTAGTAAAATCCCCCTCCACAATCGCCCACGCCACCGGCGACCTTCCCCTGTGCCGTGGCAACAGCGACGAATGCGCGTTGAAAATCCGCCCCCCTACCGCATCGATCACGTGCGGCTTAACGATCGTCCGGTAATACACACTCGAAATCACGTCGGGCTCAAACGGCCATAGGCCCATCTGATTAACGCTGCCCGTCGTGCACCACACCCCCAGCTCCCCGGCCGCACCCATCAAGCTCTGACCCAGCACTCCCGCCTCGTGCGTAAAAACCGCCACCTCATTAATATCTGGCCGCTTCACCACACGCCGCAGCACGCTCTCCCCTGCCACCCCAAAACCGCACAAAAACAGCTTCATTCCGCTTGCTCCCCTCCCAGCGGGAGGGGCTCGGGGAGGGAGAAACTCTTCCCCGCATCCACCAACTTCTTGATATCCCGCAATGCAGGCCGCCAATACTTCTCAAAAACCGCCTCCTGATCGTATTTGGCCACGCCCTTCCGCGCCTTCTCCCTCAACTTCGGATTATCCCGCTCCTGCCATGCCTCTTCCATGGCATCCGCGATCTGGCCCGGCTCCACCTCCATCCGCCACGCCTCCGCCCCCGGATACCATGCCCGGTGTCCCCCCACCTTCCATCCCGCGCTCAGCAGCTCATCCGTGTTTGCAAAATCCGTCGCGATCACCGGACATCCGCACATCTGCGCTTCCACCAGCGGCAAGCCAAACCCCTCCGATTTAGCCGGATTTAGCAGCACATCCGACGCCCGGTACACATCCACCATATATTGCTCGCCCAGCATCCCCATAATGTACCCGTACTGATCCGGCTGCACCACGTGCTCGCCCACTCCCAGCGACTTCGCGATCTCCCCCACCTTTATCGGCCCGCCCCAATCCGTGTGCACGTACAGCACCGCCTGTGCCTCTGGCCGTCGCTCCACGAACTGCGCAAACCCCTGCAGCGCCACAGCGAACCCTTTGCGATCGTTCGCGTCTTTGTTCGCCGCTATCATACTCACCAGGAAATCAAACTCCCGTCCCAGGTCGAACCGCGTCCGCGCCTCCGCCTTGTCTCCCGGCGTAAACACATCCATCGGAGCCCCACACGGCACATATTTCGCATTAATACCCGCCTTCGCCAGCTCATCCACTCCAAACTGGCTATAGCACATCGGATAAATCGCCGGACCCAACGCCCGCACGATACCCCCAGCCACCGGGCTCGTATCGATTGGCAGCCACGGAGCGAAATTCGTTTTGCTTGTCTCCTCTGGCGGAAACACAAACACGTCACACACCGTCATCATCACGTCACACTCATTGCGGCGGTAATTCTCCACCATGATCGCCTCGCCGTACGTATTCCCCCCCACCTGGTGATGCGGCAACACCCGTACAGACGTCGCTTTCTTCCCGTTCGCCTGGATCGTCCACGGCATAGGTTGACCCTGCAAACCGTACCACGTCCCCAGCACCACCTCATACCCCGCCCGTACAATCGGCGGAACCGCCCGCATCGTCAACACCGAATAACTGCTCGGGCTCCATGGTGCCGTACTATGCCAATATATCCTCACAACCTCCCCCTTTTCCAGGATCCCCCTCCCCATCCCCCCTCCCACTGGGAGGGGTTGGGGGAGGGAGATCCTCATTACCTACCTACCCCATTACCTACCTACCCCGCCGTAGTGATCCCTTCCACGTACTCCACGATCACGGTCGCGTCCGCCGTCAGATCGTTTCCGGCAGCCGCCTCCACCTTCTTCAGCACCAACCACTCACCGCTATCGATATAGGCGTTTGCCGCCGTGGTTGTCACCGTCAGCGACTGCGGCGTATCTGCCGCCCACACGGTCGCCGTCCCGCTGGCCATCGACGCCACGGTACCGCCCGCCACCGTGCCGCCCGAACCATAGTTCTGCAGCACGAAATCCAGCGTACCCGCCACGCCCGTCACCGCGTGCGCAGCGATCACCGTAAACCCGCCATACGTCGAACTCGCTTTTGCCAGATAGCACAGATCGCCATCACCCGGCATCGTGTCCGGCGCCACTACCAAAAACTTGCTTCCCTGACCCATCGTTTTCTCCTTATCGTTTCGCTAAGCCACTAAGACGCTAGTCGCTAAGTCGCTAAGACGTCGGTGCCGCCGCGTCAAACGTCATACACACGCCCCACTCCGGTCGCCAGACGCCATGCGCGTACATCGCCGTCATATTCAGTTCCCAACCGCGCCGACTCGCATCCCGTTCCGGCTCCAGCCGCGGCGCCCGCCTGGTATCCAACGCCAGCGCCAGCGGGCTGAACATCGCCCCATTTGCATCGTCCGTAGCGTCCACAGTGACGTCCGAGGTAATAAACACATCTACATTACCCACGCGGCCTACAAACCACTGCCGCGTCACTTCGTCCTGGAACTCTGGCGCGTTCGCTTGGGTCGTGGTCGCGATGCTGGCCGCCTTTGCCAACTGATGCCACTGGTAAACGTGCAGCACGCATCGGTACGGCATCGGCGCCTTCGCATTGCGCAGCGCGCTCAGTGCCGCGAAGAAGTGCCCCCACGTAATCGTAGTGCCCGCGGCGCCGATCGTACCCGCCGTCAGACTGGAGAAGTTCCCCAGGATGTCCGTGTTGATCTTCTCCGCGATCGCGTACCCCAGCTCCATCGCCGCGTCGCTGCGCACACCCATGGGATCCGACTCGATCCTGGTGTCAGGCAGGAAGAATTGCGCCCCCTTCTCTGCCGGAGTCAGCGTTGCGATATCGCTTGGGGTAAACGCCTGGCTCTGGAGATCGTCCAACTCGCCCAGCGTCGCGATTGTCGCTTCACTATAGCGCGTGCTGGTTCGATCCCGAGTCCCGGTCGCGTCGTTAAACGTGGTCACCAACCGCGGCATAATCGCGTTGTCCCGGGCGATAAACCACGCATCGTTGTAAATCGTCTGGATATAGGTACTGATATCTGTGCTTGGATTCGTTGCTGCCATTTTTCACACTCCTATTAGTCTTAGCTCCCCTCCCAGCGGGAGGAGCTGCTTCCTACTCCCCTCCCGCTGGGAGGGGCTGGGGGAGGGAGAAACCCTCACCCTCTCTCGTCTGGCAAACCCTTCGGCCAAAAAACCCCGCCGCCCTGCGACTCTGGGTTTTCCATATCCCAGATACCGCCGCCGCCGTAGATCCTCTGGCGCATCTGCGCCGCCGTCTCGCGCACCGGGCTGCCTTCCGAGCCCGGCGCAAACGGCTCCAAAGAGCCCGCGCCCCGTTTCAACAGATAATCCCGATCCTTCGCCAGCTTTTCAACTAGCGCCTCTGCGTTTTTCACCTGACCCTCATCGTCAAACTGTATTTGTGATACATCGATCAGCGCAAACGCATCATTCGGATCGTTGAAATTTAGCTTCGCCGCCGCCGCGATCACTGCCGATCGCACCGCCGTATCCCTGGCCAGCGTCTCAGCCTGCCCCTTAGCCTGCTCCAACTCCGCCAGTTTTTTCTGCAGCCGTTCTGTTTCAGACAATTGAGTTTCCTCAATCTCTTTCAACTTCGCCGCCGCTGCCTGCAGATCCTTATAATCCGCATACTTCTCCCGCTCCCGCTTCAGCCGTTGGCCGATCTCATATTCCATATCTGCCTGCGTAAATAGCTTCTGCTTTGGCGTTTCCTCCCTTGTAGGAGTCTGCTTCTCCGGCATTTGCTCCGAACCTGCGCCCGGATCCTGGCCGCCGTCGCCCTGCTGTTCAACCTTCTCATCTTTCTCTGCCATCATCCTCCACCTTTCCCGTAGGAGTCACGTCAATTACTTTCGCTCTTTTTCTGCCAACTGTAGCTTGATCGCTGCCATCAACACGCCCTTATTCTGGATTGACCACTCATTCGCCTTCTCATCGTACAGCAACTTCACAACCTGCGCCGTCACCTCTTCCGGAGTCTTTGCGGCCATTAGAACCTCGTACTTTCAATAATATCCGCCAATTGCATCTTCCGATAGGCATCGATCGTCGGCACATTCAGCGGATCCTGCGCCGCCAGATCGCAAACCGCCGCCAGATCATAATCCACCGTCTCCGCCAAAATCCGCCGCGTCTTACTTGGCACCTGGTCAATTGATTGTAAATCCCCCCGTGCCTTCCTGTACGGCTCTTTTCGCCCTATCTCCCTCACCACCCGCCGCCGCTCCCCAAACGTCGCGTGCTGGATATCCTCTGCCGTAAAGCCTACCCGTTGCAACAGCTCCCCATACGCCTCACTCAGCTCATCCTGCGCCCTGTCCCACATCTGGCCCCGGATCCGCGCTGCCTCCCGTACACTGAATTGCCCCCGCTGCACTTGTACCACCTTCCCCCCCACGTCCGCGTACCCGTCAAATTTCGCCCCCCTCATCTCCTGCACTTTCAAATTAATCCCCTCTTTGCTGTATTTCTTGTACAGCTCATATCCCTCATCCCGCAGATTATTCGCCATATATTCCCATTCAACCCGGCTCAAATCGTTCGGCATCTTCTGCAAATAAGTCCACACTGCCTCATTCAAATCTCGCTCTTCCTTGTGCATCTCCTGCAGCGTATCCAGATATCCCTTCAGCCCTTCCGCCTCGCCCGCGTTCCCGCTAGCCAGTGCCGCCTGATAGGCTTGCTGCACTTGCTGAATCTCCTCCCCCGACTCAAGCTCAAAATCACTTCGTGGCCGTGGTGGTGGACCCGATGGTACGCCGCTCCTGCCCTTCCCATTCCCCCCCAACAAATCCTTCAGACTATTCTCCCGCAACAGCTCCCCATACACATCATCCTCATAACTCTTCGTCAAATCCCCAAACTCAAACTTCCCCTCTTTCCACGCCTGGTACATCCCCGGCCCCATCATCTCCCGCTGCACGCTCTCCGCTTGCCTGTTAAACCAATCCTCACCCCGCTCGATCTCTGATGTAATCTCATCAATCGGAATTCCCAAATCCCGATAGCTAATCGTTTTCGGCAATGGCGCGCACCGCCCGTTATGATGATCCCGCATCGTCTCCGTCGCTGGATGTTCGCTCCCGTGCAGATTCACACAACTCATACACGTCCTACCGTCCAGCGCGCTGTGCCAGATCCACATAGGCACAATATTCGGGTTTGCCAAATACGTCGACTGATTAGCCAATTGATACGACTTGATCTGCGCCGTCCTCACCGTCGTTAGCGCCGAGCTCAACCCCGGCCCCATCCCCTCCCGCAAATTGCCCATCATTTTGCGCGCAATCTCCCGCGGATTCAGACCCGCCGCCACCCCCGTCAGCAAATGTCGCTTCACGCTCTCCGCAACAAATTCCCCATACGCCTCCTGCAGCCGCGTCGCCAGTGGACTCTCCGCCCCCAGCAAACCTGCCACGCTCTCCACCGCGTCCGAATGCAACCGCGTAAACGAGCTTACGATCCGCCGCCGCCCACCCTCGCCGATCTCTGGCAAACTCGCCTCCATCAACCGCAGCGCATCATCCACCCCCTGCTCAATCGCCTCCCCCTGGATCGTCGCCACTTCGCCCTGCACAATCACTCCAAACTTCTCCGCCTCTTCCGCCACCTGCGCTAATATCGCCCGTCCCCGCGCCAATTCCCACGCCTGCCCGATCTTGATCTCCTCCATCCCCGCCAGACGCTCCGCCAGCGCCCCTATATCCCCTTCCATGTCGACATAAATCCTGGCATAAATCCGGCCCATCCGCGCCGCCGCCTCCGCCTCCCGCGCCGCAAGCTTCTCCCGGAACTTCCGCGCCGCCTCAATCGCCCCTGGCCGCGGCATCTATCGCGTACGGGCAACCCCCCGTGGTTGCCCTCCTTCTTCCCTAATCACCATCCCGTACAGCACCCCGTCCCCCCGCTCATACAAACCCTCGATCACCCGCAACCTCTTAAAACCCTGCGCCTCATAAAACAACTGCGCCCCTACATTCGATAATTCCGTAAACAGATACACATACCGCACCCGAGCGCTTCGCATCGCATTCAGCGCCTTCAACACCAACCCCGTCCCCACACCCTGCCTGCGATGCTCGCTTTTCACCACGACATTCGTGATCTCCGCCGTCCCGTGCCCCCGCAGCTCCCAATCCAAAAACCCCTGATCCGTCCCCACGCCATTCACAAATCAAACCGCCCGAGGCTCCCACGCAATCCAATGTGTCACCTTCCCATCCTCCATCAGCACCAATCCCGCATCCCCCAATGATGGCATCCCTGGCCTAAATGAAATATGATCTGTGATCCGTCCCGTTTTATCCACATTCGCCAGATACTTCGTCCCTTCAGGTATCGGTACAGGAAGATCTCCGCCTTTGCGCATCACCTGAAAAATCGGATTAGGTACAATATGCTCATCCCACCAACCCAGCCGCCCCACTGCGTCGCTGCCCATCCTCCGAATTTCCGGGGCCCAATCCTTCGGATCCGACGTTGCCCATACCATAAACGGTCCGCCCTCTGGCCCAATGTGGCTTTCCTGCCCAAACCCCCAGCCCACACTTCCACGTCCCGCCGTCCGCCCAATCTCTCCCGTCTCCGCATATCGTGGATCAAAGTCTGGATGCAGCTCCGATGCATCTGGCCACGACAATATCAACCAAATATCGTGACCCTCGCCCGTCAACATCACCCCATCTTGCCCCCACACCTGCGGTTGTAACACGGCTGGACCTGCTTTTAGCTCAAACCCCGCCAGCCCCCACCACAACTGCCCCGCCTGCGCCCGCTCATATCCGTGCGTAAACAACACCTCAAATTTATAAAATGCCCGCAGCCGCTCGATATCCCCCACCCCGAGCCGCTCCAGAACACTCAGCGAATGATGCCCGTTTGGTCTTGTGTCATACACCTTGATCTCATACGGATCCATACTCATACACCCCTATTAAACCCCCGATTCTGCGTCAGCAGGCCCAATATGCTCGCTCCCACGTCCCCCGTCTGCGTCTCCTCCTCCAGCCGATCCAGCTCCATCTCCTCATCATATCCCCGGATCTGCCGGTACGTCCGCTTGCTGATAATCCCCGCCTCCATCTCCCTGAGCAATGTCTCCGCCACCAACCGATCATCCTCCGGAAGCGCGTCGCTCCACACCGTATCTATCCTCTCACTCCCACTCCGCCCCATCAACTCCAGCGCCTGCCGTATAATCTTCTCAAACCCCTCCCCATAAAGCAATCGCTTCTTCTCCGTCCGCCTGATCGCGTTCGCAAACAGCACCCGCAATCCAAAATTCGTCAGATCCCCCACCATGTCCTTCACTGAGCTCTGATCGATCATTCCCCCGCTCTGCCACAGCCCCGCCTGGATCAGCTCCGTCAGCCACCGCACCATCGCCCCGTCGCTCTCCATCTCCAGGTTATAGATCTTTGCGTCCGGATTAGCCACCGTATAGAACCCACCCACCGCCGTGTGAACCAATTCCTGCGCCGTAAAACCCGTGCCCACCGTCTTCGGATCCGCGTGATGCTTCACGATCCGCTGCGCGTTGCTCAATATAAAATTCAGCGCGTCATTCAGCCCGATCGCCCCCTGCAAGTCATCCCGTCCATAATACCCGTTGTTATTCGGCAGGTTCTGCCAGTCTACAATCGGCGCCCATGCGTATGGCCACTCCTGCGCGCTCACAAACGTCCAACGAGGTGAGCTCCCTGGCACATCCCCCACCTCCCGCGCCTGATATACCACCTCCGTCCAAACCTCTGCGTCATGATCCCATCCTGAATCCGTCGCAGCCCCGTCCCCTCTCCCTTTGACGTAATCAATTCGCTTTCCACGCCCCCCTGCCTCATGCTGCAGCCGGTACCATAATACCCGGCTCATATCAAATGCGTCCCAAAATGCCGTAAAGTGCGTCTGCTTAATACGGATCAGCCGAGGATAGGCACCCTCAACCTGTTCAGGCGATATCCGCACCGCCACGTGCCCCTCCACAGCCCCCCCCAGAACCAAACCTTCCTTCAGGATCTCCCCTCGGCTGGCCTCCCACAGCGCCTCAATCACCTCATCCGCTTCACTCTCAGCATCGTCGGAACCCGCATCAAACCTGATACCCTGCCCGATCACAAACGCCGTCACCCGGTCCGCCAGCGCCTCCACGTGATTCACGATCACGTTATCATCGTATCCGTCGCTCTGCACCTTCAGCGGACGATCGTGATCGCCCGCGTAATATCGCCATCCCCGCTCAATCGCCTTCACCCGCGCATTATGCTCATCCGCAAAAGCCTCCTCAATCGCATCCCCCTCCCGGCTCCGCGTGTCGCTCCTCACATATCCCACTGCTTCCGGCATAGTCCTATCCTTCGCTAAGACATTACAACGCTAGTCATAAAACGGGTTCTCCCCCTCATACTCCAGCACCCCCGGCCGCCACATCATCGCCACCGCCCCGCTCACTGCGTCCACCTGATCGTCGTGCGCACCCCGCGGAAACGCCAGCGCCTCGCTCAAAAATCCATCCACCCACTCCCCGCCGCGCACCAGGTACACCAGGCGATCCGGGATCCTGCTCGCCCAGACGTTCGCTCGCACTTCCTTATTCCCGTACCGCGTCGGGTTAACCCCCTGGATCACCCGCCCCTGCAGCCGCGCATCGCGTTGCAATTCCTGAAAATATCCCGCCTGCTGACCCGCCACCTCAATCCCTTGGGTCACCTCTGGCGGATCGTCCTGCATCACCTGGATCATTCGCCCCTTCGCATCCGCCCACGGACCCGGCATCTTCGCCACGTCCAAAATATACAACCGCCCGTCCCGGCTTCGTCCCACCCGGGCCCCGGCGATAAAATCCGCGCCCTCTCTCCCGCTCACTGCCAGATCCCAATACCGGCATTCCTGCATCCTCTCCGGTAAATCTCGTTCCATAATTTGAATAATATCGTATGCCTTGATCAGCGCCCCTTCCAACCGCCGCGGTCGTTGCTGGTATAGCGCGTCCCACTCATATCCGCCGATATTCCGTTCAATCGCGCTCAACCGCTCCAGGCCGTACTTCCCCGGCCACAACGCCTCCCCCGGCTGCCGCACCAGCGCATCCACGCCTTGCCACCATCCATCCTCCAGCGCCCTGATAACATCCTCCGCCTCAACCTCATCCGCCCAATCCTCCGCCACCGCAGGCAGACACAACACCTCCCACCTGTCAACCTGCCCGCCTGTTTGCTGATTTGTCTCTACCATCCGTCGCAAAAGCCGCCCCGCCAAATCATCGCTGTGCCACCGCTGGTGCATCAACACCACCGCCCCCCCCTTCTCCAAGCGTGTGTACAGCGTCGATCTATACCAATCGTCCACCCCATCTCGCACGCTCTCGCTCTCCGCGTCCTTCCGATCCCGAAACGGATCGTCAATCACCGCCAGATGCGCCCCCCGGCCGATAATCGCGCCGCCGACACCGGCAGCAACCAATCCGCCCCGTTGCCTGGCCAGCGTCCATGCATTCGCCGCCCGGCTGTCCTCCGCCACCATCACTGCCTTATTCACCGGCCGTCCGCTCCTTGCCCCAAAAACATTTTGAAACGGACCATCCATCACGATATTCCGCACCCGTCTCGCGAAACTGACCGCCAAATCCGCTGTGCACGACGTCAAAATCACCTGACAATCCGGATTGCGCCCCAGAAACCACGCCGGGAATCGCACGCTCACCAGCTCGCTCTTCCCGTGTCTCGGCGGCATAAATACCATCAACCGCCCGATCCCCTCTCTTCCCCCCGTCGCGATATACCGCTCAACCTGCTCTAGCTTCGCCGCCAATGCCCCATGCACCCGCGCCCGCTCGTATTGGCGGAACGTATACCACGCAAAGTCAATCAGCGACCGCCGCGCCAGCTCCCGCCGCGCCAGCTCCCGCTTCGCTATATCCCTCATCCTCCCCCTGCTCTGGTTCTCCGCCCGGAACCTGTGCCAGCGCCACCAGATCCTCCGTCTCCATCTCCTCCAGATCCTCCGCCACCACCGGCCCCACACTCATAACCTGCTTCGGCACATAATCCCCCAGCATCTCCAGCGCCAGCTTCCGGTCCGAATGTGCTCGCGGATCCGCCTTGCTCGCCGATTGTATCAGCGCTTCATAGATCTCCGCCCGCGCCTTCCCCAGCGCGCTCGCCGCCAGCTTCGCAATCCGCGCATCCATGGCTGGGTTTTTATCCCGCCACTCGCGTATCTGCCGGTCCGACGTCAACCCCAGCACCTCCCGCGCCAAATCATACTGCGTCCGTGGCACCCGCTGATCCTTCGGCAAACTAGACCACACCATGTAAATCGCCTGTCTCCATGGCCAGCCCTCCCCGATCAGCGCCCAATAATCATCCATCCACGGGCTCACCTCATCCGCCGCCTCAAAAATCGCCCGCGCTCGGTCGCTTCTCATCTGTGCTTCATCCCGAGGATTCAACGCGCCCTCCATCCCCGGTAAACTCTGAATCTCATGCATACGCTTACCTGTCTCGCATCCTTAGATCTGAAGTGGAGCTAAGTTGGGGGAATTCCTCACCTAGAGGGGTCCGGCTCGGAATGGGATCTCAACTCCACCCCAGATCTAAAAACGCGAGAAACCCCCTACCACCTTGCCTCAATCGCCTCAACAAACTTCACCAGGTCGCCCTCCTCGCTCTCTGCCACCGCCTCCGCCAGCACCTCCGGCTCGATCACCCGAATAAACTCTTTGGCCAGCGCCGTGTCCACGCTCATCATTAACCGCCAGCATTCCGGCTGCGCCAGTTGCCTCGCATCCGCCACCCTATCCATCAGCCGTGACAAATCATTCCCCACCACCATCAACCGCTTGCCGATATCCATACGCACGCTGCCCACGACGTCCCTGATCTCCAGGACCGCCCGCTCGATCTCCTCCTGTATGTATTCTAATCGGCATTCTACCCCGTTCATCCTAGGCATTTTCGGATCCCGCGTCATCCGAATTTCGCTCCTTTAGATACCCCAACAGCTCGATATTTTTGTCACACATCTTCGTAATCGTGATATTCAGCACCGACACCAGCGCGTTTGTCCGCTGCACCTCCTGCACCACTTGCCGCATCCGCGTTTCTAATTCCTCCTGCGCGTGCCAGCTCTGTTTTAGTGACTCTTCCAGTAGCGTCAGTAATTTGGTGTCAATCAGCACATCATGCGCCTGCTCCGCTGCGTGTGAGTTTAGCTCGTGATGGACCTTTGCCTGTCGCACCTCCACCCATTGCCCCAATGAAGGCACAAATACGCCCAGCTCTTTAACCGTCGCAGGCAACAGTCGGAGCGCAATCACCACCGCGATCACCCAAACCGGCAGTGAATTCAGCTCCACCCCATTTAGCACATCCATACATTGTTAATGAAACAAACGCACCGCATTTTTAGCCACCTCATACCCCGAGGTCGCCACCACCGCGCCTCCCAGCCCGGTCAAAAACGCCTGCAGCACGCCATAATGATTCAGCCCCATCCACACCGCCGCCGCCACCATTGCCAGCGCGATCGCCAGCACCAGCGCCGTCCCGTTGATGATCAGCCCCCGCCACTTCTCCGGAGATTCAAGGCCCTCCAACAACGGCTTTAGCACCAACTGCATCAGGATCAGCGTCACCGCCCCCACGCCGCCTACCGTCAGCAAATCCGCCACGCTATACTCCACCTGCATCGTTATCCTCCCTCGTTATCATAAAAAAAGAGGGACACCACACCCCGTGTGTGCCCCTCCTTATAACCAAACCTTCTTAACGTACCGCGTCGACGCCCCCGCGTCCTCACCAGTTAACCAAATTTATAGTAAAATGTCAATCCCTCCCGATTTTTTGATCGCGCTCCCCCCTCCCATTCGCCCCCCCCACCGATTCGCGACTCCCAACCTCCCCAGACTGCCCACTCTGCCCAGGCGGCCCAGGCGCATACCAGCGCTTAATCTGCCTCACCACCGTCTTCGGCGGGAACATCAACCGCCCTGAGCTCCTCCCCTTCCGATCCTGCACCGCCCCGATCTCCCCCAGAAGCGCCACCAATGCGTCATACCGCCCCCTGCTCCCATAAAACGGCGCCCGCTCCAGCCAATACCCCCGCGAAAATGGCCGCTCTCCCTCCCTCTGCCGCCGCCATGCCCCCTTCACAAACACCGCCACCTGTCCCTCACTAAACTCATACCCTCGCACCCAAATTGTCACACACCGCGGACAAACCAGCTCCGGCCAGTGTGTGCCCACCAGATCATCCGCGTGCTCCTCACAAATCCCCCGCGCCTCCTCCCAACTCATCCCCTCAATCATCTCCCCCCCTAATTCATCCTGTTGATCCTGTCCATCCTTGTTAAATATTGCCCTACACTAAAGCAATTGAACCCACACCGTCCCATTATCCCCCGGCCGCCGCCTCGCTGGTATCACCTGGAACCCCCCCGGCAACCCCGCCAGCTCCGTCCAATCCGCTGGCGCCCACCCCTCCGCCTCCAATCGTTCCACCGCCGCCAGCGTATCCGGATCCCCGACCTCCCTATGGTGCCCGCTCGCCACCTCACCCCGCGCCTGCCGCTCCAGCTTCCTCTGCGCTGCCCATTGCCGCCGCGACGCCCGGCATTTGTTACATTGCCTGTATTCCTTCTCCCCATCCTGGAATTCATCCGCCCGCAGCGTCCGCTTGCATCCCTTGCAATACCGCCAGAACTTCCCCCCCTCAGAGCACCCTAATTCGCCCCCTGCGCTCTTCACCCTTCCATTCGTCCCATTGTCCTCATTCGCCATTTTAGCGCCTCCTGACCCCTCTCTCGCAATCCATACGCTGGCCCCTACGCCAGCATAACCGCCAGCCCACACGCCAGCATAACCGCCAGCCCGCACGCCAGCATAACCGCCAGCGTCAATCGTGGTTTTCCTCGTTATACGCGTCAATAAACGGAGTCTCCAACACAAAATCAAACCTCAAATGCCTCACCGCTCGATAATACCCCTCAAAATCGATCTCCCCTCGCTCGTATGCCTCCAGTGCCCTCACCAGCAAAAAACACACCACCGAAGAGATCGAGCACCGCTCCTCCGCCGCCAGATCCGCCACCCGTCCCTGCAGCCAATCGGGGATATCGTACGTTGCCTTGCTCCGCTCCTCATCCCGCCGTGCCTTCCGTCGTTCTCCCGGACTCTTTGTTCTCAATCGCGAACGTCGCTCCCCATCCCCCAAAATCGAGAGCACAGCCGGATCCACCCCCGCCTCACGTCGCTCACTCATAATTCCCCCCTCAATCTCTCCACCACCTTGCGATATCCCCCCACCATCTCTCCCCGGATCTCCACCCCCTCCAACGCCCTGCACCCTGGCGCATATTCCCATAGCGTCTTCCCATACGCCGTGCACTCCCGCGCCTTCACATCCACCGGGATCGGCGGCCAAACCCACTTTCCATACTGCCTGGCCAGCGTCTGGAGCTGCTCGTGGCTCTCATTCGTCTGCCGCTCCCACATGATCGGCAGGATCCCCAAAAATTGCCCCCCCATCGCCCCCTGCCGCAACGCCGCCGCGCTGGCCAGCGCGTCTCCTGCCCCCACCAGCGCCAGATGTGATAGTGAAACTGGGATTATAAACATCGTGCACGCCACCAGCGCGTTAACCTGGAGCAGATCCACACCCGGCGCCACGTCCAGGATCACCACGTCATACGTATACGGCATCTGCGCCAACGCTTCCTTCAGCGCGTACTCCCGAAAATCCCGCCCCGCCAGGATCTGCTTCGCCTCTACCGTCCGTTTATCCCCGAGCAGGCAATCCAACCCATCCCGCCCGCTCTCGATAATACACGTGTTATCCCCCATCAACATCCGGTACAACCCGCCCCATTTCTCCAGCCCCAGGCTATCCGCCACATTCCCCTGCGCGTCCAGATCTACCACCAAGACTTGCAGCCCAGCCAACGCCAGCCCGTGCGCACACGTCACCGCCGTCGTTGTCTTCCCCACTCCCCCCTTCTGATTCACCACTGCCAATGTTTCCATCACGCACCCCCTTCCCTGTCTACTGTTTACCCTCTACCGTCTACCGTTGATCAATGTGAAACCAATCGCCCGATCTGCTCCCTCACTTCCTCATCCAGCTCCAGTCCCTGAAACACCGCTCGCGCCCCGCTGTGCAGCGCCAGCACCGGCGCCGTCTGGCTCAAAAAACCAACCATCGGGCTCCGAGGCCCCAAATGATTCTCCAACGCATTCCGAGCCAAAGCCGTCCCCACCGACAGGAATTGCAAGAACTCCCCCATCAACTCATCATCCGATTTACCATTATCGTGGTACATGTTATCCCTCCATTCTAAAATTGTACCATTTTGGAACTTTGGAACTTGACCCGAAAACCGTGTAAAATAAAGTTCCAAAGTTCCATGACATAACACATAGCAGTCGCCGACATAGTAAAGAATCGCTCTCAAACCTCATATAAGTAAGTTCTACAAGCTCCAAAGTTCCATACTCCACTCCTCCAAATCTATGTAACTCTACTCCCCTCCCATCGAGAGGGCTTCGCCTTCCTGACTCCCCTCCCAGCAGGAGGGGCTGGGGGAGGGGATTTCGGAACTTTGGAACTTGAATCCCCCCAAAACGTAATTTGCAAAAACATTTTGTCAGAAGCAGAAAAACGCGATTCAAAGTTCCAGAAGTTCCGAAGTTACGCCTACGCATCCAACAATAGCTCCTTTTGCTCTCCCACCAACCCCATTCCCTCCCGTAATACCTGGATAATGTGCTTCAGCGCAGCCTCATCAATCCCAAACCGCCTCCGCAGCGCGTTCATCCGCTCGTGATCGATCATCACCACATACGCTCGCCCCGCGTCGCTGCGCCGCTCCGTGCCGAAGTGCAATTGTTTGCGTACCACCTCACCGATCTTTTTCGGCTTCACCCGCAGATTCCCCTCCGGCCCCCCCTCATCCTCCTCATCCACATCCTCATTCTCCGCATCGATCAACACATTCGTCGCTCGTGCTACCCGTTTCACCGCCAAATCTGGCGGGATCCGCTTATCCTCCAGGTCCATATAATACAATCCCACCATCGCCTCCAGCACCCGCGCCGTCAGCGACGCCCCCCGCTCCACAATCAGTTGCCGGTTGTACTCCCGGATAAACCCCCGCAGCTCTCCCTGCAACTCTGGATCATCAATCAGCGTCTGCAGCGCCACCGTCACCTGGTTCAAACGTTGCTCCACACTGACGTCCATCTGGCTATAATCCAGCTCGATCTCCGGCTTCCATTGCTCCAGCCGGAACCGCAACAGCGCGTTGCGGATCGGCAGCACCTCATCCTCCCAAAACCTCAACGGCATGTCGATCGGGATATCGGTCCGCAGCGTCGGACCCCCTGCCTCGTGCGTCAGACATCGCGACTCCAGCGCCCAATCCCGGAATCGCTTTCGTGTAGCCAATATCTTGCACCCATAAACCTCAAACACCTCCGTTTCAAACCCCGCGTGCTTGTCTCCGGACCGCAGCACCACGCCCTGCGT